ATGGAAGACTTCGCTGATAAGTCCTCTAAGGCTTCTGGCACGTTCTGGTTTCCTGGGAATGTCCAGCTTAAGCTTTGGTCCTATGAAGCATCACAACGTATGCGTGGTACTGGCCAATACTTTGTAGTAGCCGATGAGGTTACTTCTTGGAAGGGCGCTGGTATGAACCTCAAGGAATCTTGGGAGTCTATCATCCAGCCTTGTGTGGCTACTCGTTGGTCCCCAAAGAACTCTAAGAAATATGGGGCTAACCCTGGTAGAGCACTTATTATTAGTACTCCCAGTGGTTATGACTACTTCTATGACATGTACAACAGACAAGATTCTGATGATAGTTGGAAGAGCTATACTTACACTTATAAAGACTCCCCTTTTCTGGATGAAGAAGAGATTGGTCGAGTTAAACTAACACTAGACCCTTTAAAGTTTGCTAGAGAGTATACTGCTAGCTTTGAAGACTCTGGTAGTAACGTATTCTACACATTTAATAGACAAGAGCATATCAACAAAGACCTCCCTTACTTTGATGTAGGGGAAGACGTCCACGTTGCTATCGACTTTAACGTTGGTATTATGGCTTCTGTAATCTTTGCTTTAAGAGGTGGACAAATCCACATTCTAGACGAGATGCAAGGGCACCCTGACACAGAGACCTTGGCTGCAGCTTTAAAAGAGCGCTTCAAGGGACAAAAGATAATCTCCTACCCTGACCCTAGTGGTCGCGCTAGGAAGTCTTCTGCCGCTGTTGGTACAACGGACTTTAGTATTCTACAAGGTAACGGTATCTCAACCAGAGCTCACAACAAGGCCCCACCTATTATTGACTCTGTTGCTGCTGTTAACAAGAAGTTCAAGAATGCGAACGGTGATGTAGACATGTATGTTCACCCTAAGTGTACAAACACAATTAAATCGCTAGAGCGAACCCAGTGGATAGAAAGCAATCCTGATAGTGCTACCATTGACAAAAAAGAAGGCGTGGAACACTGGACCGATGGTCTACGCTACGCTGTCGAGTACCTGTTCCCAATTAGGTCAGGTGCTAAGGTAACAACAAGAGGCTTCGGCTTCTAAAGAAAAACAAAAGGAATAAAACTATGCCCTATGAAAAAGTAGGCCTTAAAGGCCAAATCAAAAGCAAGATTAACAAAGGTAAGCTTAACGTTAAAAGCGCTGCTAGCAGTGCCTATAAAATGACTTCGGCTCGTAAAGCAGCTTTGATGAAGGCCGTTAAGGCGTCTGCTCTTGCTCGTGCAGCTAAAGGTAAGTTCAATAAGGCTGGTGGTAACACCGCTATGCTTCGTGCTCAGATGAAAGCTAAAGGTGCCGCTAGTAAAGCGGGTGCTGTTGCTCGTACTGCTAAAGCTATCACCAAAGGCAAAGGCGTTGTAGGTGGTGCTAAGGCTTTGATTCAGACTAGGAAGAATGTTTCTGCCAATAAAACTAAAGCGAAGGCTCTTAGCAAACGCCAGACTTTAAGAAACGTGCGTCGTAGAGAAAATGAGAACCGTAGGGCACAACATAAAGCAAACCTTACCAACATATATACAAAAGCTGCAAATAGACAAGCGGGGGATTCTCGCAACGCTGTCACTTCAATGGCTAAGCGAGTAGCTACGAGAAACGCTATTAAATCCGCAAATAAACAAGCTGGTGCTTCTCGCAACGCTGCCCCGTCTGGCACCCTTGGCCGTGGTGTAGCCGCCCGTCAAGCAGCTGCTCGTCGGAACCGTGCTTACAAAAGAAGCTTGAAGCGTTAATCTTGAAGAAGGAATAAAACTATGCCCTATGAAAAAGTAGGCCTTAAAGGCCAAATCAAAAGCAAGATTAACAAAGGTAAGCTTAACGTTAAAAGCGCTGCCAGCAGTGCCTACAAGATGACCTCTGCCCGTAAAGCAGCTTTGATGAAGGCTGTAAAAGCCTCGGCTCTTGCTCGTGCAGCTAAAGGTAAGTTCAATAAGGCTGGTGGTAATACTGCAGCCCTTCGTGCTAAGCTTAACACACAAAAAGCCGTAACTACCGCAAAGAATACTGCTTCTACTGTTGCAAAGGCTCCAAAAGCTACTCTTAAAGCTATGGCTAAAACCAAGGCCACTAAAATTAAGAAAGCAGCTAAGTCTAAGTTTGGCAAAGCTGGTGGTAACACTGCTATGCTTCGTGCTCAGATGAAAGCCAAGAGTACTGCTAAGAAAGCTAGCGCTGCTGTTCGTACTGCTAAAGCTATCACCAAAGGCAAGGGTGTTGTAGGCGGCGCTAAGGCCTTGATTCAGACTAGGAAGAATATTTCCGCTAACCGTAAAGCTCAGGCAAAACCAAAGTACAGCGGTCGTGGTAAGGTTAACGAAAAGAAAAACATGCGTAACCTTGAGCGCTACAAGAATCGTGGAATGTAATCATGGTTATTTCAGGTATCTCTTCTATTGCTTTAAAAATAGCCTCAAACAAGCTTTCCTCTAAGCAAAAACAAGCGCTAGCCAAAGCTATCAAGGCCAGTGCTCTGAAAAGGGCCAGACGTTCCAAAGTCAAAGAGGTTGGTTTAGCGAGAGCACAAGCCAAGCTGACTAAGTCTGTTGCAAAGAAAACTGTTAAGATTAATGCAAAGCTAGCATCAAACACTCAGAAAATTTCTCTTTTGAGTAACAGAACAGCAGACAGCCGACTACAGGTAGCTCAGGCAAGAGACAAGCTGCTTAACCCTTCTTTTACTAGCAAAGCTCTTGGTCTTCATAATGCTAAGAAGAAAGAAAAGCTTCTAGTTGCGGTTGAGAGGGTTCATGCAAGAGCAAACGCAGAGCTTCAGAGAACGTCTAGATCGTCTATGATTTTGCAAAACAAACTCAATAAGCTGGCTAAGGCAGAAACTAAACTTCAAGGTCGTATTACGAGAAATGCACAAAAAGGCGTACAGGCTCAGTTACAAGCTGAGAAGTATGCTAAGCTTTCTGGTACAACTATTACTTCTAATGATCTTAGTTTGAAGCAAGGCTATGCAGACCTTAGTGAAAAAGCTTTTTGGAATACCTTTATCGGTCTGTCGGTAGCACAGACTGGGGTTGGAGTTTATGCTGCAAGTAGGCAGAATAAGAAAAATAAAGACAAAAAATAAGCTATGGTACCACACTATGTTTTATAGACACGGTGTGGTGCACCCCTCAATCACTTTACTTACCCATCTGAGGATCGGTAGAAAGGAAACAAAATGCCACGTTCAAAAATTACAGGCCAATCCAAAGACCTTATTACAGATGATGGGAGCATTATTGCCTCTATTGTTCATGGTGAGCAAACACGCTTACACATCACTGCTGCTTGGTTGACTAACCTGAGCGGTTACACTATCACCGCTAAAGTAGTAGAAGGTGATAACATTCAAGATAGCGGGGTTATTCCTCCTACGGCTCGTAGTACCCCTGTGGTGACTACCTTACCTATTCTCGACACTGTGGTAACTGATAACGAGTTTGATATTGTCATTCCACAAGACCTTATAGATAACTGGGATACGTTCCCTGCACCTGACAAGCCAATTTACGGCTTTATTGATCTTGAGATTGCTGATAACGGAGTTGGGTCCGCTCAACAGATCTGGAAGCCACTTCGTGGTATAGTACAGGTACGTTACTCTCCGACAGAAGCAGCTTAAGGCATGGCTAACACAAGCCTCATAGTTAATCAAAATCAATTCTTAGTCTCTGTCGATACCAACGGTGACTACACGCTAAGCATTGGTGATAACTCCCGTGACATCACGGTTGAGAATCAAGAAATATCCTTGTCCCTCTCCAGAACAGGTGGGCAAGGTACTAAAGGGGACTCTGTAGCTACTGCGTATATCGATGCAAGCAACGATCTTCATGTTGTTATTAATAACTCCGCTGGTGAGCTAGTCTCAGACATTAACGTTGGCGGTTCTGCCTACTACGCTCTATTGTTAACAGTCCAGGCAGATGCAGAGACTGCCCAAGCGCTTGCAGAGACCGCTCAGTCTTTTGCTGAGACGGCGCAAACCTCTGCTGAAACGGCTCAGTATCTCTCAGAGACCGCTCAGTCTTCTGCTGAAACAGCTCAAGCTTCCGCTGAGTTGGCTTTAGACGCCTTTGATGATCGTTTTCTAGGCGCTAAAACAACTGAGCCTGCAGTAGATAACGATGGCGACCCATTACAACTAGGCGCAATTTATTTTAACACGACAACAAACCAGCTAGGCTTTTGGAGTGGTTCTTCTTGGAACTACCCTGTTGCTCTTTCCGCAGAGAATGCAGCTATTGCCATTACTAATGCTACTAGCGCTTCTGCTTCCGCTTCAGCTGCTGCAAGCAGTGAGTATAACGCAGAGCTATCGAAGTTGGCGGCTCTTAACTCAAAAAACGCAGCTTCACAAAGTGCTATCAATGCGGCTTCTAGTGAAAATAACTCAGAAACTTACGCAGGACAAGCACAAGCTTCTGCTAGCTCTGCAAGCAACTCTGAAACCTCTGCCGCTGCCTTCTCTGCTAGTTCTGCTAACTTTGCAGCTCTCTCTGAAGCTTCCGAAGATAATGCGAATGACAGTGCTCAAGCCGCTCAAGCCAGTGCTGCTGCTGCTGTTGTATCTAGCAATGAAGCAACCAATAGTGCAAACAGTGCAGGGAGTTCTGCAGCTGCGGCCTCCAATAGTGCAGTTAATGCTAACAACTCTGCAGGTGCGGCCTCCGCTAGTGCCTTTGAAGCCTCTTCTAGTGCGGCCTCAGCCAGCTCAAATGCATCGGTTACATCAAGCAACTTAGCCTCCATACAAACTATTTTTGATAACTTTGATGACCGTTACCTGGGCAGCAAAACAAGTGACCCTTCTTTAGACAACGACGGAAACCCTTTGCTGGTAGGCTCTATCTATTGGAATAGCGTAGAGGGATACTTAAAGTTTTATAACGGCACTTCTTGGGAGGCACCTAGTGCGTCTGCAGCCAACTCTGCTTCGGCAGCTGCTACAAGTGCAGCCTCCGCAAGCTCTAGTCAAGTAGCTTCTGCAAGTAGCGCAGCAGACTCTTTGAGCTATCGAAACTCTGCTAACTCTATTTTGTCTCTAGTACAAACTACCTATGATAACTTTGATGACCGTTACTTGGGTACTAAACAATCAAACCCGACTGTAGACAATGATGGTAATGCAATTCTTCCAGGGGCTATCTACTACAACTCCTCTAGCTCGGATCTTAGACTCTACACAGGCGCTGAATGGTCTCGCCCTTTCTATGACGCTACTAACTCTGCTTCTGCTGCTTTGGCTAGTGAACAAGCTGCTGCAACTAGCGCCACTAACGCCTTAGCAAGTGAAACTGCTGCAGCAACTAGTGAAGCTAACGCCTTAGCAAGTGAAACTGCTGCAGCAACTAGTGAAGCTAACGCAGCTTCTTCTGAGTTTACTGCTTCAACTGCAGCCTCTGATGCTTTGACAAGTGAAACTGCCGCTGCTACCTCTGAAACAAATGCAGCAAGTTCTGCCAGTTCTAGCTTAACTAGCGCTAACGCTTCAGCGGCTTCTGCCTCTGCTGCTTTAGCAAGTGAGACAGCCTCGGCTATTTCTGAAACTAACGCTGCAAGCTCTGCTTTGGCTGCTTCTAGCTCAGAGACTGCCGCTGCTTCTTCTGAGACTGCTGCGGGAGCTAGTTCTACAGCTGCTTTGGCTAGTGAACAAGCTGCTGCAACTAGCGCCACTAACGCAGCTTCTTCTGCTCTTGATTCTGCTAACTCTGCGACAGCTTCTGCAACCAGTGCTTCTAACTCAAACACTTCTGCTTTGGATAGCGCTTCTAGTGCTTCCGCAGCTAGCGCCTCTGAGACCTCTGCTTCTAGCAGTGCTTCCGCTGCTTCTAGCAGTGCTTCCGCAGCTTCTAGCAGTGCTTCCGCTGCTT